CACTGGTCACGGGCAACCCGTTATGATTTTTATTTTCCTGCGTTCGCTATGCTCGGTGAGCAAGCGGTATTGAATAAGGAAATTTATGCCCGGGGCGATGCTAATGATTCGCTGGTTTTTGGCTATCAAGAGCGGTGGGCGGAGTATCGCTATTCGCCTAACAAGATTACAGGGCTTTTTAGGTCTACCTCGGCTGGTACTTTGGACCCGTGGCATTTGTCGCAGCGTTTTACGGGGCTGCCCGTGTTGAATTCGGCGTTTATTGAGGATACTCCGCCTTTGTCGCGTATTTTGGCGGTGGGTGCGGCGGCTAATGGTGCGCAGATTATTTTTGATTCGGTGTTTAAGATCAAGGCCGCGCGTCCGTTGCCGTTGTTCTCGGTGCCGGGCATGATTGATCATTTTTAAGGGGAATATATGGACCCGATTACTGGTGCTATGGTTGTGGCTGGTATTGGTGGCGGTCTTGGTTTGCTGGGTCAGTCGTCGGCCAATAAGGCTAATCAGAAGATGGCGCGTGAGCAGATGGATTTTCAGGAGCGCATGTCTAATACCGCGTATCAGCGTATGACTGCGGATATGCAGCTGGCTGGTCTTAATCCTATGCTGGCGTATGATAAGGCGGGTGGTGCTTCTACTCCGCCTGGTGCTACTGCTCGTATGGAAAATGAGGCTGGCGCTGGTGTGTCGTCTGCTGCGTCGGCTCTTGGTGCTGCGCAGACGGTTGCGACTATTCAGCAAATTGCGGCTCAGACTGAGCTGGCTAAGGCTCAGGCCGGTCAGGTGCGTGCGCAGACATTCCCGAATGAGATAAATCAATGGATTGCGGAGAAGCGTGGCGGTCGGGATTTTTCGGCTGGTAATCTGGCGTATCAGCAGCAATTGACCGAGTCTCAGCGTTATGAGCTGGTGAAGGCGCAGACGAATTTGCAGAAAATTCTCGGTAACTTAGGGGATATTAAGCTGGATGTGGATAATAATTCGTTTTCGGCTGATGTTGCGCGTCGTCGTGCGCTGGCGGCTAAGGAGGTTTTTGGTGTCGAAGGTGCTAAGGCTGATGCGGAGTTTTGGGAGAAGGCTGGTCCTATTCCGCAGTATCTGAAGCAATTTTTGCAAGTGTTGTCGGGCGCTAGCTCGGCTTATTCGTCTTCTAGGAGGTAATATGTTTTTGCGTTCGTCTTTTAATTATGATCGTGATGAGGCGTCTTGGGAGTCGGGTATTGGGCCCGGTGAAGAGCCTTCTAAGACGCAGCAATCTTTCGCTGTTGAGTCGGACATTAATACGATTGTGAAGCGTTTCGGTCTTACTGGGCAATTGCCTAATGGGATTGCGATGCCTCAGTCTGGTGATTTTTCGGGCGTGACTGATTTTCAGGATGCGCTTAATTTGGTGCTTGCCGCTGAGGCTGCGTTTCTGGAAGTCCCTGGTGATCTGCGTGCTCGTTTCGAGCATGACCCTGGGCGGTTTATGTCGTTTGTTGAAGATCCGGCTAATCGTGAGGAGTGCATTAAGCTGGGCTTTATTACGCGGCCTGCTGAAGTGACGCGTACTGGTGAGGAGGTTGCGAAGTTGTAGTGTTTCACGTGAAACACTGTGTTTGTATACATCCCCCATTTGGGGGATGTTTTGTTTCTGTGGTATCTATAGCATATGTGTTGTGGGCGATTTGTTCCACGTGAAACAAGGATGTGATGATGGCGAAGTTGGTGATCTGTGCGGTGTACGATAGTGCTATTGGCGCTTTTGGTCGGCCGTTCTTTGTTCCCTCGCGTGGTGTTGCCATGCGTTCTTTTAAGGATGAGTGCAAGCGGGTTGCGGAAGATAACCCGATGAATGCTCATCCGGAGGATTTTGAATTGTTCTATCTGGCGGAGTTTGACGATGGTACGGGGCTGTTTTCCGAGCAGCTCCAGGAGTCTTTGGTGCGTGCTGTTGACGTTAAGGAGATGTGAGAATGGATAAGTTGGCTATTGCTAAGAAGTCCGTCGCGGTGTTGCGCACGGTGGCTTCGTATAAAGCGCTTGTGAAGCGCGGTATGTTGTCGCAGGAGGACTGTGACGTTTTGATTAGCGATGCTAATCGTGTGTTGTCTGAGATGAAATCTCAGCTTGGGTTGCCGCTCCAGGAGGTTAAAGCCTCGGCTAAGAAGTGACGCATGTGTGCGTGCGTGCGTTTCGCGTGCGTGCGTATATGCGTTGCTAATGCCGAGCTTCGTTCCTGGAAAGCGGTATTAAACTCGTATGACGCGGTCAGCGTCTGTGGCGTGTGTGAGAGTCTGTGACGCTCGGCACGCCTTTTGTTGGATCGCAAGAGCGCCACTAGGTCGCGTTGCGAGCCTCTAGACCAGTGTTCCTTGTAGTTAACTGGTCTAGGTGACACCAGGGCTTCCCTGGTGGTACTATGGGCCCCGGCTCCAGCCTGGGGCCCTTTTTAAGGAGCATTCAAATGCGACGCTATTCGGTTAATAAGTCTCGTTCTGCCTCGTCGTTTCGGCGTGGTGCTGCGCGTACTAAAGCACTCAATGTGCGTGGGTCGCAGCGTGGCGGTATTCGCCTGTAGAGGGGTTTGTGCCGTGTTATCACCCCCTTCGGGCGTTTCGGACGCCGGAGGGGGTTGTTTTTTCTGAGCTTGGCCGTTATGACATCATTTCGCAAATCGAGTTGCCGTGTGGGCAGTGCATTGGGTGTCGAATGCGGCGGGCTTCCGATTGGGAGCTGCGCGTTATGCATGAGGCCAGTCTATGGCCTGAGAATTGTTTCGTTACGCTTACCTATGCGGAGGGCAATCTACCTTCCAATGCATCCCTGGAATACAGGGATTTTCAGCTTTTTATGAAGAGGTTGCGTAAGCATTTCGGTAAGCGTACCGTGCGTTTTTATATGTGCGGCGAGTATGGCGAGCTTCGTGCTAGGCCGCATTATCATGCATGTTTGTTTAATTGCGATTTTGACGATAAGCTTCCTGTTGGTAAGTCGAAGTCAGGAGAGCTGTATTATTCTTCGGAGGTGTTGTCTAAGCTGTGGGGCTTAGGTATTGTTTCGGTCCAGCCGTTGGTGCGCGAGACGGCATCTTATTGCGCGCGTTACATCATGAAAAAGGTTTTCGGCGATGATGCTTTTGCTGCGTATTCGACGGTTGATGATGACGGAGTTGTTACGCAGAGGCGGCCTGAGTTCGCTTCTATGTCGCTACGTCCTGGCATTGGTGCTGCTTGGTTCGATAAGTTTTCTACTGACGTTTTTCCACATGATATGTGTGTGGCTAACGGGGTCGAGCGTCGTGTGCCTCGGTATTATGACAAGCGTTTCAAGCGTGACGGGGATTTTGATTCCGTAGAGTTTGAGCGGCAAAAGGCTGCTCAGTTGGCGGCGCCTGATAATTCGGTCGAGCGTCGTCTGGTTCGTGAGGCTGTGCACCTTGCAAAGGTGTCTACTTTGAAGAGGGATTTATGAGCTTTCGTAATAAGTCGGTTTCTGCGCATCAATTTGCGATGACTCCGCGTCCGGATATTCCGCGTGCGGTGTTTAACATGGATCATACTCATAAGACCACGTTTGATAGTGGTTATTTGATCCCGGTTTTTTGTGAGGAGGTTCTGCCGGGCGATCGATTTAATGTGTCTTTGACGGCGTTTGCTCGCCTGGCTACGCCCATTTTTCCGGTGATGGATAATTTGCATCTGGATACGTTTTTCTTTTTTGTGCCTAATCGGCTTGTGTGGGCTAATTGGGTGAGGTTCATGGGCGAACAGGATGACCCGGCTGATTCTATTTCTTATGTTGTGCCTACGCTGTCGACGCCGGCGGGCGGGCATGCGGTTGGGAGCATTTATGATTATTTTGGATTGCCTACCGTTGGGCAGGTCGCCGGGGGTGCTACCGTCGCGCACAGTGTGTTGCCGTTGCGCGCATACAATTTGATTTGGAATGATTGGTTTCGCGATGAGAACTTGCAATTGTCGCAACCTGTCAGTACAGCGGATGCGGGTGGTGTTGTCGGTGATTTTTCGCTGAAGCGGCGGGGTAAGCGTCCGGACTATTTCACTACTTGTTTGCCTTGGCCGCAGAAGGGGGGTACGGCGGTTACTTTGCCGCTGGGTACGTCTGCGCCTATTGTGGCGAGTGGTACGTTGAAGTTGCAACCAGTGGGAGTTGGGCCGTTTACTACGCAGGGTTTTCGTGCGCCCGCTGCGGGTGGTAACTGGACTGCGGGCGCGGGTACGGGCTCAGGGGCGGATATGGTGTACGCTGCTGGTTTGCAGGCGGATTTGTCTACAGCGACGGCGGCGACGATTAACCAGTTGCGGCAGGCGTTTCAGATTCAACGGCTTTTGGAACGCGATGCGCGTGGCGGTACTCGTTACACGGAGATTGTTAAGTCTCATTTTGGGGTGAGTTCGCCGGATGCTCGTTTGCAGCGGCCTGAGTATCTTGGTGGCGGCTCTTCGCCGATGGTGTTGACGCCTATTGCTCAACAGTCTGCGACGGGTGTTACTGGTGGGTCTACGCCGTTGGGTAATTTGGCGGCGGTTGGGACTACGGTTTCTCGGAATGGTTTTTCTGCGTCGTTTGTGGAGCATGGTTACGTAATCGGTCTCGTCAGCGTTAGGGCGGATTTGTCGTATCAACAGGGTTTGCGTCGTCACTGGTCACGGGCAACCCGTTATGATTTTTATTTTCCTGCGTTCGCTATGCTCGGTGAGCAAGCGGTATTGAATAAGGAAATTTATGCCCGGGGCGATGCTAATGATTCGCTGGTTTTTG